TCTGCTAGATAACACCATTGGTGGAGTCATTTGGAGCCGCCAGCCGGGCTCTGTGGTGCCTCTGGCGACCCCTGAGCTGTCACCGCTCACTATGAATGTAGTTCAGATGCTTAAAGCTGATGGTGATGAGCGAAATGGCATGTCTGGGCTGGCTAAAGGCATGGAAATGGGGGCGGTCAACAATCAGAACGCCTCTGACATGGTTGACAAGCTGACTACTGCCGGGCGCCGGCGGGTCACGATGGCCGCCAGGGACTTTGCCAGGACGCTTTTGGTGCCGTTAAGCCAGCATATTTGCAAATTGGCGATGGAAAACGACAAAACGCAGGATCAGATTGAGATGAAGGGGCAGATGATCCCGGTAATTCCGTCTCAATGGTCAGATGATGACCTAGAGATGGAGGTTGCTGCCGCCCTGACGCCTGATGAGGCGCAAAGAAACGCCGCGCAGCTGTTAATGATCCATCAGAGCATGATGCAAGACCCAGCAATGGCTGAAATCTACGGTGTTACGCAACGTCACAGCCTGTTTGACCATATTTTTGACCTGATGGGCGTGAAGAACACCGCTACATTCATGATGAGCCCCAATTCCCCTGAGTTCCAGCAGATGCAGGCGCAGAAACAGGTGCAGATGCAGTCTCAGCAACAGGAGGCCGCTGTACAGGCTGAATTGCAGAAGGGATTGGTTGCTGCGCAGACCGCGGCGCTTGAGATGCAGGGCCAGGCGGCATTGACCAAGGCTCAGGTGGATCAGGCTGACAAGATGTTTGATAACACCATGAATCAGGATGAGCTTGACCACACCAAGTTCGTTGATATTGAGAAGTTGGCGATTGAGAGGGAGAAGATCAATGCCGGCTAAGTTCAGTTTGCCAAAGGCTATTCGAGAGCGAGAGAAGCCTGCGGAAATCCGCGAGGGGTTGCATCCCCTCATTCGTAAACGGCTATTAGAGAGGGAAGAGCAAAATGGCCCAGACAAACGCAGGAAGTTCCTCGCAGCCCGATATTCAGTCGATTCTGGAAGCGGGCAACCAGGCAGCGCAACTACTGAACAGTCCGATATTCAACATAGCGTATCGGGAGACAGTGAACAGATTCTTCAACGAGTGGCTGACAACGAAGGTCGACCACTCGAAGGAGAGGGAAACGATTTATTCGAGGGTGACGGCGCTACAGACGGTAGCAACGACACTGAGTGAGTTTGTGCAGCAGGCTGAGACAATCCAGCAGCAGCAGCAGAATGAAGAATTTAGGCCAGAGGAGTATTCGAGATGAGTGAAGACGCTACCCCTAGCTTTCGTGAGCAGACCATGAGCCGCCTTGCTGAAGAGAGAGGCAATCGCGTGGAAGAGCCTGCACCAGAAAACGTACAAGGCACAGCCCCCGAGGCCATTGAAGATGAGCCTATTGGGACACCTGAGCTTGCTACGGAAGAGCTTGATGAGCTCGAAGCTCAAGCCGTGGAGGACGAAGTTGAATCTCTGGATGACGAATCATCTGAAGAGGCACCCGACGAAGTCGAACACGATTGGGAGCAGCGGTATAAGGACTTGCAGTCCGAATATACCAAGCTGACGCAGAATCGAGAGGAATTTGAGTCAGAGATGGCTACACAACTGACAGAGGTTAAGCGCCGTGAGTTTGAGCTGGATGATGTCCTGCATGAATCCCGGCAACATGCGGAGCTTCTGGTAAATGCCATGAAAGGCCAAGCTAACCAATATCGCACGATGAATTGGTCTGCTATCCCGGCTGATCAGTTGCCGCAGTACAAGCAAGCGGCAGAGCAGGCATTTGCTCAGGAGCAACAGGTAACGCAGGCACTGGAGGCGATAAAAACCCGCCAGGAAGGTGCGTTTAAGCAGCAGATTGAGAGAGAGGCTGCGCTATCCCTGACCCGTTTACGCAAGACTATCCCTGGTTGGAATAACGAGGTATATGGAAATTTGCGTGAGTATTCGCAGAAGCGTGGGCTAGACCCGCAGTTGTTTGATGCGATTACCAACCCTGCAGTGATTGAGATGATCCATGACTCTTATGCCTATCGTTCTGCAAACAGCAAAGCAAAAACTGTTTCTAAACGTAAGTCACAAAAAGTTCCGACAGCCAATAGTCCAGGCCGAGTCCGAGATGCTCGAGGCAAGTTTGCATCTGCCCAGCAGGCATTTAACGAAACCCCTAACCAACGGGGAGCGTTTGCCAAGATGAAGCAGGCTCAATTGGCGATGGAAAATAAGTGACTGAGCTGACAATACCGTAGGAGGTAAATCATGGCTCAGGTAGACAATACATATCATCAGACGCGACAAGCTGAAGATGTCCAGGATGTTATTTACAACATCTCACCAATCGACACCCCCGTGGTGTCTATGTCTAAGACTATCCGCGCAACGGGTAAGTTGCATGAGTGGTCAGAAGACGATCTGAACGCGCCAGGCGAGAACGCTTTGGTTGAAGGTGCCGCTGCTGGCTCCGATACCTCAAAGCCTATCGTAGAGCGAAGCAACGTATGCCAGATTATGGGCAAAGTGGCAGAAGTCACCGGCACCCTTGAGAAGGTAGACAAGTATGGCCGTGACTCCGAAATGGCGTACCAGCTTGAGCTGCGTTATGGCGAGCTGGCTAATGACCAGGAGTGGGCTGTAGTCGGTGCTCAGCAGACTCAGGTGCTGGGTCAGGCAGCGGATGGTGATGCGCCTATGTACACCCCCAACCCGCCTGCCCGCAAGATGACATCGTTCGTCCCTCAGTTGGATTCATCTGTTGTGATTGACGGGTCTGGAGCAACTGACGCTGCTGGTGTTGAAGAGCTGCTTTTGGAAGCTCATCTGGCCACTTACATGGCTGGCGGTAACCCCTCGTACCTGATCACTGATCCGGCTACTGCGGGCATCGTTTCCAGCTTTGCTCTGGCGGCAGGCCGTCAGCGTGACATCCGTAACGAGCGCAAGATCGTGAACGTTATCGATCTGTATGTCTCTACTTACGGTGAGCTTGACGTTGTTTTGGATCGCAACATGGAAGCAGGCACGATGCTGTTGGTTGACTTCAACTACGCTGCAACGCCTGTACTGCGTCCTACTGCGGATTGGCCCATTGCGAAGGTTGGCGATAGCGACAAGCGCCAAATCTTGTGGGAGGGCACCTACGCCGTCCTCAACGCTAAGGCTCACGCCGCGGTAACTGGTGTGTCTATCTAAGATGTCAGATTATCGACATCGAGTTGTAAAGGCTGGGGGCGCAAGCTCCCAGACCTTTTCATTTGAGGATGGCAAAGGCTATCGCGGTTATCACTTTGATACCGAGCAGGCCAAGGCGCACGTTAAATATAAGCAAGACATCGATGACCATAGAAAAGGAAAGGATTGGCGCTATGTCGGTTCAATCCCTATGGAGACGGTGATAAAATATCAACACCAGCTGCCCGAAGATGAGAGAGCGGATTTCTGGCATTTGTTTGCAACGTGCAAACTTACAAAACAGAAATTTCTGACCTGGTTTCAGCAGAATTATCCTGAGCTGTTACCTGGTCACTCGAGGACGGGTAGATGAGGTCATATAACGATCTGCTGAATGACGTTCGTTCATTCCTAAACCGTAAGGATCTCGACGCTGAGATCCCTCGTTTTATTATGCTGGCCGAGCAAGACTTGTTTCGGCGGCTGCGGGCAACGTGCAATGAGACAACGCTGAGTTACACAGCGCGGTCTGTTGGCTACCCGATTAACGCTTCAGTGCGGCTACCTGATTCAGCAATTGAGCTGAAGTCTGTGATCTTCAATGGCGTACCGTTGCAGTACATCTCTGATGCTGAGTATTTCCGTAAGCTGAAGGCGTTGCCCGCCTTACAGACGGCGGTAGAGGAGCAGCCGGAGGCCGGCTTTCCCCTGCCAGAAGACAACACCGTATCCCCAATGATGGGCGAGCTGTTGCCGCCAGAGCTGATTGCTGATGCGGAGCTAGATAGATATGCCTATCCCCCTTGGCTGACGCCAGCACCGGGGTACTACATTGATGGCATAGCCCGCCCGGAGTATTTCACCAGGATTCAAAACTATCTCTGCTTTTGGCCGATTGCGCCGGTAGCGGTAGAAAACGAGCTACACATTCATCTTTATCACTTTGATGGCCCCGTAGACAGCGCAAATCCCTACACCAGCACCCTTCAAGACGCTTATGCAGCGTACCTGTATGGCGCTCTCAGCCACGCTGAAGGGTTCCTGATGAACGATCCGCGCATTGCGCTGTGGAAATCCAAATTTGAAGAGACTTTAGGGCAGCTGAACGGCACCAAGACGGACGCTGACCTGGGCTCAGTACAGGAGGTTCAGTCAGTTTATGCCTAAGAATCAGAATGTATGGAATTACGTGCCACCTCATCGTGGCGCTCGACTTGACGGCGGTACGCCTAGTTCATTGAACAATGACAACAGCGTAGACGGCGGCTGGTCGGATCGGTCAACCCTTGGCTCATCCACATCAGGCCATGTCTATGTGGAAGAGGCTCCTTACAACGGTGAGTCGTTTGTTCGCCGTGATGGTGAGTGGAAGCCGCTATTTGAGGGTGCTGGTGCGATTGACTCTTTTCTGGCGCTGATTGATCAGGTTCAGCAGATTGATGCGCGTTTGTCTGCGTTAGAGGTCATTGTGCAAAACCTTGAGCTATCTGCCGAAGGATGGCAGGAGTCTCGCATACAGGCCATTGAGACAACGCAGCAAAATATTCTTGATGGCAATGTCACTTTGGAAAAGGTGCTGGCTAAAAACAATATCACCGCTTACGTGGATGGATCGTAATGGCTAATCAATACATTACATCTCTGGACGCTTCTGTACCGCAGATTACTGATCCGGTAGCTGATGGCGCTGAAGAGATTAGGAATTTGAAAGAGGTAGTTAAAAACTCTTTCCCGTATGCCAACAGCCCTCTGAATGTCAGTAACGAGGCGATTGTTGACGCCATTCAGTCTATTACTGAGATGAGCAATGACATTGCCGCCTTGGCTGCCCGTATTGAGGCACTTGAGAACGCATGATCATTCCGCATATCAATCTTGGGCAGATCGGCGTGGTGGGTGACCAGAATGGTCAAGCCCTGCCAGCTAATGCTTGGACTGATAGCTTGAATGTGCGGTTTACCCCCCTTGGCTTAGAGAAGATTGCGGAGTCAACGCTACGTATTCAAGAAAACACTAACTTTCAGATTTTCACGACCAAATTGCGTGAAGGGAAGGTGTACATATTTGCTGCCAGCAAGGGCGGCTTGCACATGTACAACGGCGATGAGTGGTATTTCACGCCTGCCGAGATTAGTGATGATTCGCTGTGGCAGTACACGCATTGGGGTGACACGGTAATCTTTAATTGCCCTGAGTATGCGCCGTTCATGTTTGATTGGGACACGGTAGAAGATCCTGAGAATGCCCAGAACACGTATTTCATCCCTTTGCCGAAGTGGGGGATGATCTCTACTGAATGGGACATCACCTCCGGCCAAGACCCCGGCTTTGACACAGAGGCGCGATGTGAGCGCCTGATTGCCTATAAGTCGCAGTTAGTGGCGGTAGGCATCAAGCACAAAGAGCCCATAAAGAAAGATTTGGGCGATGGTGTGCCGACTCCAGAAAGAGATCCTTTGTATTCGTATAAGCCGCCGACTGAATATTCTCCAGGAGTAGAGCTTGAAGAGGGTGATCAGTGGTATCAGGTACTGACGAATGATTTTGATTACACCAGCCCAGACCCAGAAGGCTTGCCTTTATGGATTCGGTCAGAGGATGGCAAATGGAATCCGTTTGAAGATGACCGGCCAAAGGAATACGAAAAGACCGAATACAAAGATAAGAACAACGTAGTCTGGGTCAGTGACACCACATCAGACCCTACTTACAAGGTTCCCGAAGGCGAGGCCGGTGGGGGCGCAGATTCTGGCGTCTCTGGTGCTGTAGCGGGTGGCCCGCCATCTTGGGACTACATCAGCCCAGCAACGCTGTCTGTGCAACAGGTAGTGGGTGCGGCTGATGGTCGATATATCGCGGCAGAGCAACTGAATGAATCAATCATTATCTACACCGCAACAGCGGCACACGCGCTTATCTTTACGGGTGGTCAGTATGTTGTTCAGACCCGCCGCTTATTCATGCGCGGTGCTGCTGGCCCTCAGTGTGTGGTCGAGTTTGGCAATAACCATTTTGTTATCGATGGTGATCAGCTTTACGTACATGACGGTTCTACAGCCACTAGGGTTGGTGAGGACATGTTCGATGTCGAGTTTTTCAAGAGAGCTGTAAACCTTCGGTCAGCAACGCTTTGCCATGATCCAGAGAACAGAGAAATCTGGATTTACTTTGACACTAATTATGGCCGCAAGTCGTGCATCTATAGCTATGCAACTGGCACGTTTGGCTGGGGAGATGGCGAGGCAAAGGGCGAGCCAATTACCTATTCCTCTAGAGGCTATCTGCCGCAGACAGGCGCGCAATGGGGCGATATGACCCAGCCTTGGCATGAGTTGCGGAAGCCTGAAGACCCAGCGGCAGAGGATTTTTGGTCTTGGGGTGTTCAGAACACTTACACGCTAAAGCCAAAGATTTTGGCGCTTACCTCTTTTGGCCTGCATCAGAAAGAGGCGTTCTTTGCTAACAACCGTGAGTGCTGGGTGGAGCGCAAGGCAATTGACCTTGATGACGCTGGCATTAACGGCTGGGTCATAAAGCATTTAAAACAATACCACATGCAATTGGCTGGTGAGGGCAAGGTCGGCATCCGTACAGGATGGGCTGAGAGCGCACTAGCTGACCCACAGTGGGAGAAGCCCACTTGGTTAGATGAGAACGGCGATGGTTCCTATCAGGCCGATATGCGCACTACAGGGCGCTATCTGAGTATGCGTTTTGAGTTTAAGGAAATGGGCCAGTTCCGCTGGGCCAATGGGTATATGGACATTGAAGTGAGTGGGCGTCGATGAAGGCTGATATCACTTATGCGCCGGAGCTTGTTGGAGAGGATACGCGCCTGATTGCAGAGCGTGAGTTTTTGAAGCTGCAAGTGGTTTTGTCTCAGCTTGCTGACACGATTACCAGGTTGCAAAACCGCATTGAGGAATTGGAGGCATCGAATGCAGCCAGTAGTTAATTACGACCACAAGACCATACAGGTACGCCGCGGCACAACAACAGAGTGGCGTCGATATGGCACGATCTGCATCCCTGCTGAGGGCGAGATCTGTGTTGAGTTTTTCCAAAACTCTGATGGTGCGCGCAATAACAATGTAGGCATGAAGGTCGGCAACGGCACTAACGCTTACAGAGATTTGCCGTACCTGATTACCAATCAGAACATGGATGATCGGATTTCTAACGATCAGATCACCAATTGGGATGAGGCTTATGGCTGGGGTGACCACGCACTAGCGGGTTATCTCACGCAGGAGCTTGATCCCATCTTTACCAGTTCCCCCGCAGCCACTATCACGGTTCAAGACATTGCGAAATGGAATGAGGCGTCAGCAAGTGGCGGCATGACCGACGAAGAGAGAGCAAAGCTAAATGAGGTTTACGACTGGGGGAATCACGCCGAGGCAGGCTATTTAAATCAAAACTCCGTCATTGGTGGCGGCTCATACAATTTTTAATTAAGGAAACGTAACAATGGCTAACATTCTTGTACACAAAATTGGTTCCGGTGAGCCTGCTAAAAACAAGCTGGCAACAGGCGAATTTGGAGTTGATGTAGGTAAGAAGGTTCTGTGGGTAGGTACTGACACAGGAAATGCGGTTGAGCTATCAGGCGGCGATATTAAATGGGAGCAAATTATTGATGTCCCTGGTTCAATTGACATCATTGTCAACCCCGATAACCCCGACTACATTAGCATTTCGGATCTTGAGGACAAGATAGATGGCAACTCTACCGCAATCAGCGATCTCCAGAGTGAGCTAATACGCATTGAAGGCAAGGTTGACGCAAACAGGTCGCTCATTGATCAAAACATCGCTGACATTGATGCAAACGCCACTCTTCTTGGCACACAAGGACAAGCGATTTCCGCAAACTCCGCTCAGATTGCACTTAACAAAACTTTAAGCGAGCAAAATGCAGCGGGCGTGGCGTCTAACCTAGCAAAAATTGAAGCGCTAGAAACCGGTCTTGAAGGCAGCTTAACTGGATTGACGTATGGCGGTGAATATGACGCCACCAATAACGTGGTCAAGGAGCCAAGCCAAGAAGGTAAAGATGCAGGGCTAGTACATAACGAAGCTCTTCCAGCAACCGAAGGCACTAAAGGTCTTTACGTCATTGTTACGACTGAAGGCCTGCTTGATGGTACGGGAATCAAGCCGGAAGCTGATGGCGGCAGGACTGACGGTAAGATGGCCTATAAAGGCGATTGGCTTGTGTCCGATGGCGTACACGGCTGGGTTCATCTGGAGTTTCATACCGAGCAAACGCTGTGGGGAACGATAGGTGGCAGCATTGAATTGCAGGACGATTTGCAAGCTCAGTTCGCTACCAAAGTTGGCGTTGATGACACCATTGGCGGTGGCAATTACAACCTTTAATTAGGAAAGAGATATGGCTAACAAGCTGATCTTGAAAAACGGGGCTGGCATTCCAGCCCCTGAGAAGCTGGAAGTGGCAGAGCTTGCTCTGGACACTCAGGACGGCTCTTTGTATTCAAAGCTCAATGATGGCTCTGTTGTGCAGCTTAACGATGGCGCTGATGACGTTGACCTGTCTGACTATGTATCTAAGAACGAGCGCAATGATGTTATTGAGGGGTCGTTTCAGCTTGTTTGGGATGATTCTGCAGACGAGAAATATCCATTTAATGGTCGGCTGGGCTACAACAGTAACGCAGATGACCCTAATTCGATGGATGGCTCTTTTCTGTACGTTCATGGCAACCGTGGCACGTTCAGCATTGGTCGTGACGGTGACGTTGAGCTACATGGCCCTTCAGAGATACAGGGTATTGCTGATGGAATAACAGGTGATAAGCCTTGGATCACTGGATTCTCCTACGTTCAAGCTGATGATTTTCTGGACGCTGATGGCAACAGCATTATCGGCTCTGGTGGCGACGGCACAGGCTCATCTGTACACATTGGCGACACACCTCCTGCAAACCCACAGGAAGGCCAGCAGTGGATGGAGGTTCCTGCTGATGGCGATGCCACCATGTGGATCTACGATGGTGCTAACTGGCTCCAGCAACCCGGCGGCAAGGACGGTGCTGATGGTGCTGATGGCACGAACGGCGTAGACGGCCTTTGGACTGACAACGGCAATGCCAGTATCAGCTACATGGATGGCAATGTTGGGATTGGCACTGACACTCCGCTAAGAAAACTGCACATCTCAGAGGACACCGGAGCGGCATTCCTACAGGTAACGACAAAAGATGACACGTCATCTGGCGGCGTATTGATGGGTAGCTCAAGCAACCCAACCGTGGGGCAGGTGTTTTATAACCACGCCACTGACTCTATGTACGTTGTTACTAGCGGCGAGGAGCGAATGATTATCGATGCTGATGGCAATGTTGGGATTGGGGTTCAGTCCCCAAGCGGGGTAATAGACGTTACTTCTAGCTTTGACAATAACAACTCTGCAAGGTTTTTCAACAGTAGCGAATCTGGTTATGGCTTGCTGGCGAAGGGCGGCGGCGCTGACAAAAATAAATACATTGCAGACTTTAGAGATAAAGACAATACAACAAGATTGCGTATCGATGGAGATGGCCGCGTAGACATTGCAGGCTCCCTGTATGTCAACGGCACACCGAAGATAGGTTACTCAGAGCTAATCACCACCTTAGTCACCCTACGCAACGCTACTAAAGACGAGACAACCCTAGAGGGACTCAGGGACTCCATTGGTAACGCCGTTGGTGGGCTTATTGAGGAATTTGAAAACCAGATAGCAACTATGCCTGTACCAGAGCCACAGGTCGGCACACAGGAGATTAGCGAATGAACCAGAGAGTAATAGCCGATCCCTCACAGCATGGCTGGGTAGAGGTTGATGGCAAGTGGGTGTGGGATGCTGAATCTGGCGGTGCTGGTGCTGGCATGGTTATCTCAGAGACAGAGCCTACAGATAAGGTGGAGGGGATGCAGTGGCTAAACCCTACTACGGGCCTTGTCCTGTTCTGGGATGATGAGAAGTGGCTACAGATGCCTACTACCGGCGCGGCTGGTAAAGATGGCGTTGATGGTTTGTGGACTGATGAAGGTGACGGCTCTATTAGTTATAGCAGTGATATTTCCGTTGATGGTAACGCCACGTTCACTGGCTCCGTCAATCTTGCTGGCGGTGGGTTGAAGTACAGAACGGCAAGCAATATCACATTAGATTCAGACGCTATTGCTGGATATTTAGCCGTTGGTGGGGCCGAGCATTATTCTTGGAATGCAACGGACTTCCGACCACAGACAGACGCGCAATATGATTTAGGCGCATCAAACGCTACATGGAAAGATGGTTTCTTCAGCGGAGCCGTTTATGTAAAAAACCTTGCTGTTCAAAATAAAGCCGGAGGCGCTGGCGGCACGCTCACGGTCAACGGTGATCTGCTGGCGGCTAAGTCTGATGCTGGTGCTGATGCCTTGGCTGTTGGTTATCAGGCAGGCCTGACCAACCAAGGCGCTGACGCTGTCGCTGTTGGTAACTCTGCGGGGTACAACACACAGCAAAAATGGGCAGTAGCCATCGGCCCGTATGCCGGGTATTCAGGTCAGAAAGAATCCTCAATCTCTATCGGCTACAAGGCTGGCGATATCAACCAACCCGCTAACAGCGTCATCATCAGCGCAACGGGTACGGCAAAAAACGTCGCTAACCCGAATTGCGTATGGATAGGGGGGAATGACACTAAGCGCTTGTACTACAACGGCACTGATGAGTGGTCATTTGCAGGCGGCATTTTAAAGGTTGATGGAGTGCCTGTAACAACCTCTACAACCCTGATTAAGACCCTAGCCACCCTACGCAAGGCCACTATGGATGAGACACAGGACATCCGCGAGAGCCTGCGCTCTGCCATTGATGAATTAGTGGCGGGCTTTGAGCAGGAGATTGCCACCATGCCTGCGCCAGAGGTATCTACACAGGAGATTGCAGATGAGTGAAAGAGTTATCTCAGATCCCACCGTAGCAGGCTGGGAGCTTAATCCTGACACTGGTTACTGGATGTGGGCCGCTGGATCAGAAGGTGGTGGCTCCTACGATGACACAGAGGTGAGGGGGCTGATTGCCACTAACGCATCAAACATATCTAGCAACAGTGACAGGATTGCGGCGCTAGAGAACAACACTGGCGGCGGTGGTGATAGCTTCTGGGTTGAGGAATCACCCGGCGTCATCAAGTACACAGGCACGGCTAAGGCCACTGACTTGGTGGCTGGCTAATGGGTGTTTCGTCTACAAAGGCTTCACTGAGGGCTGTCAGGGAAGACCTTGATTTGGGCGGTGCTGGCTCTATTTTAGAGCGGGCTGTGCTGAACAAGGTAAACAAGCGGTCTGGGCCTGTCAGCCTTGCAGAGTACAAGGGAAACATTCTTGGCACTCAGCTCATCCTCCATAAAGCGTGGGGCGGCAGTCCTTGGAAGAAAATTCGTAACGAGTCAAGCGGTCACGATTACATAGACTCAGCAAACAGTGATGTTTATGTCAGCGGAAATAAGATCTGCGTCGCAGTTTGTGAGTTGCTTGGCGACAACGGAATGGAGGCCCGCCTGATTGGAAAAGTGACTGAGAGTGGGCGTTACAGGCTCACAGGAAAGTCTTACGGCCGGTTCAGCCCTTACCACAAATGGGGGCAACTGCACATATATTGCATCGCAAATCCGGCTGGCTACCTATCAGGGACTAATAAAATTAAATACGGCTTGGAGCTAAATGACACCTACGGAGCTGGAGAACAAACGCATAGTGTGGAATTTGACCTAGACACTGGCGACCCCTATATAACTTTGTGTCTTAGGCAGATAAACAAGTACGGCGGATCGATAGAATATCTAACTTTAGTTCACGACTTCTGGGATTGGAAACTGGAAAAGATATGAAATACCTACTGATAGCAGACAGCCCGGCCACCCTCCCTTTTGCGGTTGATATAGACGAAGAGACTATTGAGCAGGCGTTAAACAGGGCTACAACAATGGAGGCCGAAGAGGGCTTCATGACCTGTCTGTTTATGGTTGATCTTGAGTCCGGTGAGGCCAAGCGAATGTACAGAGATGGTGAGGCATGGGCTGTTAGTGATACGGCCTACGAACGCAACTTAGGCGTAGCAACCCCTGATGAGTACTTTCAAGAAGCAGGCACTATGGAGATAGCTGAGTGAGTCAGCAAATTGGCTTTTTCCGAGAGATAACGCCCTGCCCAAGCAGCGGGAAGATTACGTTTAAGCAGATAGGCGCTATCCGTCAGATCACAACGAATATCACTTGTGACAATGAGGAGTTGTTGCTTGCCAGAAAGCCGCAGCCCACCGGAGAGCTTGACTCGTTTAACAACCCCATTTATGCGCTAAGGGAGCCGACATACGATCCCTCTGATTATTATTCTGCATATTGGGGGGCGAGCTATGACGTAATCAAGGGTGATGACCTTGGCCCTACTCCCCTGGGTGATTGGAATGAGCAGTTTGAAGACCCGCAGCCGCCGGATGATTTTAAGGAGGCGGCAGAAAACGCAGGGGGTAACGCCCAGTATGTAAATGGATCTCGCTCAGTGGGTTCTGTCTCAAATGGAGAAGTGCCGCACATTGAAGTGCGGTCTACGTCTGGCGGTGTATACAGCTTTTATGGCTATCAGGGCACTAATGTAATTTACAGGTGGAATTATTATCCGCGCACCGCTTACGCCATTTCATATCTATCAAGAGCAAAGGCGGGCGATAGGCTGGTTTTTTACTTTGAGTGGAAGGCCGGCAACAGTAACTGGTATGACGTTGGCTGCTCAATGCGGATCATTGGCTGGAGAGATGGCTGGATGGGCAATGATTTAAAAGAATATGCCTCAATAGGCAATTCCTCTAATCAATGGGCGAGTGAGATTGTAGAGATTGAGGTTGACCCGTCATATAGAGATATAGCAATTGCTTTTTACCAAACCGGATCAGAAAACGGGAATTACCAGCAAGTCTGTTCCTTCCGAAACGTCCACTGTTGGAGAGCTTGAGATGAGAGTGCTTACAATAGCTTTAATGGTTGTATTAACGGGGTGTGCTACTCAGCGCGGGAATGATCGTCACGCTCAACATGCTGCCGATCAAGTAAGGATGGTGGCTGTGCAGAGAGAAGCTATGGTGCAGGAAGCACAGGCAGAATCAGCTACTCAGGTGGCGCTTGTAGAAGCTCTCTCTAGGGTAGCGGCCTCAAACCCTGACCATGCCCCTGCTGTGACCGTAGCGTTGGCTGTGATCGGTGTCAGGGGCGCTGACGCGGCCTCTGGTGATACTCCTGTTCTTGCCCTCCAGAGACAGCAGAACGAAGCTCTTGAGTGGACTAAAGCCCTTGCTCCCACGGTAGGTGGATTGGTTAGTGGGCTGGGTATAGCGGCTATCAATGCTGAGACACAGCGCAATCAGTCAGACAATAACAGGGAGATCATGCTGGGTGATCAACAGCAGAACGCTCGTATTGTTGATGCTGTAGCTGGGCTGGGTACGGTAGCAAGCAACAACTCAGGCATTACGGCTGGCGGCAACATCTATCAGGTTTCGGATAATGGCTATGTTGATCAAAGCACAAACACGGATAACAGCGAAAACCAAACTGTTACATCTCAGGGAGATCTCAATACCGGCAGTCAGACGGATGACTCGTTTAACTCGTCGGCTATGGGGGTAACAGATACCCCTGCAACCTACTTGGGTCTGACAGGAACAGTGCAGGAGCTGATTGAGTATCTGGCTAACCTTGGGGCTCCATACACCTTGACCTTAAACGGCGCTGTGGTGGCGTCATCAACATCCGGCACTGGAGCCCCTGTGGCTATTGACTGTAACAGTGTGATGTTCAGCCCACGACCAGCGCAGTGTACATAGGAGTAAATGATGAGAATGTTAGACAACCCTTATCTGCAAAGCCTTATGGCTAATGGCATGAACGTGCCGGGCAGTCAATTTAACGTCCCTGGCGGCACGTACACGATGAGCGGCAAACCCGCTACTGGCCCTTTTCAAAACAACACCAACACGCCTTTTAGAACGGTTAGTGGTATTGGCCAATACGGGCAGGGGCTCAACTCTTCAGCTGCGCAGATTTATGAGCATTTCAGTGGCGCTCAAAATGCTAATGGCCGCAAGTATTCTGATCATGGCTTAAAGCCAATCAATCCGAGGGAGCAGATTCAGTCAATTCAAGACTTCCGCAATCGTGGGAGCTTGGCGATGCCTGCCGGCCCTTCTGCGCTGGAGTGGGGCAATCTAGCTAACAACAATGATGTCCTTTCTTTTATGCGTCAGAACGGCGCTCTTGGCGGGGACTCTCTCGATTGGATGGGCAAGTGGTTTGGCGAGTCAGGTATTGGTGGCGGTAAAGACTTCCTGACCGGCAATGTTCGACACTGGGATTACATGAATAGCGGTCTGACAGATCAGAACAAGGGCATTGTCGGTAACGCTATGAATTATCTAAATCAATTCTGGTCACCGCTCGAGCAGGGTAAAGGCATGCCGGCAGACCCGGCCCCTACAGCTCCTCCTGGCGGCATTTTCAATTTTGACCCAGAAACAATGGCTTCAATGATGAGAGGTTTGTAATGAGCTACTTACTAGATATTTTCAACAAGCGGCAGCCAGCGCCACAGGTGTCTGCGCCACAGCAATGGCAGCGCCCAATGGCTATGCCATCAGGTGGGCCTAATACGGGTGCGCCTGTACCAATTCCCTTTTTAAATGAAGGAGTGCAAGGCGAATCAGCGCCGCAACCGGCTCAATTTAGACATCAGTATCAAGCCTCCGGGATTCAGCCTCCCAGCATGATGAGCCAGCTAAATGCTCAAAATTCCCCACCTCCAGGATTGGCTGGAATGTTCTCCGGCGGTGCTACGCCACCTCTAATGGGTGCTGGCCCTAGCTGGGCATCTATGACCGGCAATATGAGTGGCGGCGGCATGGGCGGTGGCGCTGTTGATCAAATGCCGGCTAATCCGAGCATGGGTGGCATGTGGAGTGGGCCGGCGCCTATCCCGAGCATGGGTGGCGGCATAGGGCAAGCCAGCCCACCTCCAGGATTGGCTGGAATGTTCTCCGGCGGTGCTACGCCACCTCTAATGGGTGCTGGCCCCGGCTGGAGTGCTTCATTGAGTCCGGGCATGGGCGGCGCAGGGATGGGTGGCGGCTTTGTTAGCCAAATGCCTAGCCCGCCTAATCCCAGCATGGGTGGCGTAGGGCAGATGCCGGCTTTCCAGCCTCCACAACCAATGCCTTTTACTAACCGACCCATGCCGCAGTGGGGCGCTCCTAATTTCTCCTTGCAGAGCGGAACAATTGGTGCGCCACAGCCATCTCCTATGAACGGGATGATGAAAGGCATGTTTGGCGTCCGATAGGGGATAAGCAATGAGCTGGTTCACAGACCTTTTTAAGAGCGAGACAGACACCACTGTCCAAATGCCGCAGTGGCAGGAGGATGCGCTGCGTGAAGGCATAACAAACCTTCAAGGCGCTGGTGTTCCTCAATTAAATCCAGACAACATGACCGCGGGGATGAATCCCTGGCTGATGGAGAGTCTTGCTGGTGCGGCCAATTATGCAACCGGCGCAGGCGCTGATCAGGTAGCGATGATGAATGCTATGGGTCTGGGCCAAGCAAGCACTGCCGATCAAATGGCGGCTTTGGCTGGCTTGCAGACGCAGTACGGCGATATGGCTCTTTCTGGCGCTGGTAGCTGGATTATGAATGAGCTCATGGCGAATATGTCTGACGCCAAGAAGGGCGGCGGTGGCTCTTCAATGATGATGGGCGGCGGCGGAGGCGGTGGCGGCGGTTTTGGCGGCGGTGGCACTACGCTGGGCGGCGATCTGAAGTTTAAGTATGACCAAGGCACGTTTGATCAGTCATACAACAATCTGATTGGCTCTGCGCAGGGCGCTTTTGATTCGTGGTCAAACAAGACCAAGACCAACAATCTGTTTGAGAATCTGCCAGGCTTAAAGATTGGCTCGCAGATGCTTGGTGGCGCTAATACCAAGGTAGGCCAAAACGCTTCATTGCTTGATGCGCTGACTAACCAGCAGATCACTGATTACGGTGCTCAGATGCAACAGTGGGCCTCTGGTACGGCTGACGCCAATGCTATGAGGGCGGGTCAAGGCAATCAGCAGACCGCAATGGGCAAGTATCAGACAGATGTAAATGCGGCTACGAGCAGGGCTAACGCGGCGATGTCTGCGGCTGCCAGTGCGGCTAATGCAAGGCTGGCTGCTGACACGCAAAGATACAGCGCATTGGTTGGCGCTGCTGGCAATATGTTTGGTTATGGCTCTGGCCTGCTGGGTGATGCCAGTACTTCACTCTCTAACGCTAACACTGGTTATGGTCAGGCGGCTGATACGTTTGGCAATGCCAATACCCAGGCCATTAATAACCTGGATACCAGCTTGGCGGCGGGTGATTACGTTCAGAAATATGACCAGATGGCGCTGAACAATTGGAATAACGCCAACAAATACAACATGGAAATGCCGTACAACATGCAATTGGATTACTTCAACGCGGTGAACGGCATTCCCAAAGGATCTAACGTTGACTCGAGTCCAGGTGTTATGCAGGCCATTGGTCAGACTGCCTCAATGGGTATGGGCTTTGGCCTCTGGAGCTAAGGAGAGAAAATGAGCTTTTTCGATAGTTATGGTCTAGGGATGCAGCAGGATGTCGGGCTTGATCTCCAGGCTCGAGACCCCCGAATGCAGAACGCGGCACCTCGTATGATTACGTCGTCTCCTGCATCTCAGGGTTCCGGTATAACGAGCTTTGAGGATCTTCAGCAAGCTATTTCTGGATCGGGCTTTGTGCCGCCTTTAGGGTCTACTGGCACTCCTCCGTGGAATCCGGCCCCGTCTGGAGGCGGCGTGTCTTCAGCATCTCCTATGCCGGCATCCCCTGCAGTAATCAACGGTGCTACAGGTGCAGTTGAGCCGCCGGCTATAGCGCCAACATCTATTCCCATGCCAGAAGGCGTGACGCGCCGTGACAGGCTCATGGCTGGCTTTTCTATGATGGCCGCGGCTGGTACGCCGCAGTTCTCTCAGGTGGCCGCTGGCGTCAATGTGGGGCTTATAGAGAAAGAAAAGAACGCCAGAGAGGCGCGTCAGGAGATGATGGCTTTGACGCAGCCGCAATCGTATCAAGTGAAGATGAATGACCAGATATTTTTAGCTACTGAGCCCGCAAAAGCTCGTTATAACAAAGAGACAAACAGCATTGAAATGATCCCTGTCGAAGAGCAAGGACAACCAACGTACAAGCCTTTGCTAGATGCTCGCACTGCAACTGCTAAGGGCGCTGATCATCCTGGTGGCGCGAGCGGGTGGCGTGAGGAGGATTACGTTAAAAACTATCAAGCGCTTCCCCTAGACCAGCAGCTAGCCTTTGCAAAGTCAATGGGCGTTGATGATCGGGTTTTGTCAGAATTTGAATTGCAGACGATATGGAATAAAAACAGCGCGGGTCTTGCTGGCGCAATTGCGTCAGCGACAAAAGGGGCCAACATTAACACCGAGGCAGAGACTAACGACTTTATCCGGCTACGGGATGCAGTTGAGTACATTGACGATGATTTGGCCGATATTGATGCGCAGATTGAAAATGTTTCCAAGAGAGAGCGAGGCGGCATTTTCCAGCCGGTGGAGCAGCTGGCAAACAGAGTGCTTGCCGAGTTTGGCAGCAAAGAGGCCGCTTTAGAGGCATCAGATGAAGAGATTATGGGGTCTATGGCTATTCAGAACATGATGACCTGGTTCAAGGAGCAGGGCTTGGGCGCAAGAGGCTTGGATACGCCAGCAGAGTTTCGGGCATGGCTGCGCGCCACAGGTGGCGACCTCACTATGGACAACAGAACGGCCTTACACTTTCTTGAAAAGCGTCGAGAAGGGATGTTGCGAAATGCTGAGCGATTTAATAGGGCGCTTACATCTAACAAATACAAAAATGTTGACGGCATTGGTGATTACAAGCCTCTAGCCAATTATCGTGACCGCTATGAAAACCCAGCCCCGCCACCTGGCGCGGTAATTGACGGGCAATAATGATGAAGACAGCAACTAATCCAGAAACAGGCGAGCGATTTGTATTGGTCAATGGACAATGGCAACCAATGCAAACTGCCACAAACCCAGAGACTAATGAGCAGTTTGGATTGATTGACAGCCAATGGCAGCAATTGTCATCCTCTGAGCCAGTGCCGGGCGCTTCTAATCCCCTCGCTCGTCAGCAGGAAATGGCGGCTAATCGCAATTCTCCCTTGGGCATAGCGCAGTCAGTTGTTGAGGGGATTACTAATCCTATTTATGGGCTTTCTCAAGTCGCCTACAACGCCGCTAACGAGTTTGCGCCGGGCATTGTTGATGGCATAGAGGCAGCAGACAGTTGGCTGTATGACAACACCGGAGGCGTTTTGGGCTCCCCTGGCGGTGACGTTAATCAACAGATAGCTGACCGCGCTGACATGATGGAGCTAAACACAGGTTATTCGTCTGATGAGCTTAATCCCGTAGAGCTCATTTCTGAGGTGGCGCCATATTTGCTCGCTGGAGGCCCAGCAATGAGTGCGGCAAAGGGTGTGCTGGCGCCAAGTAATGTTGCAAAGCTGGGCGGTGCTGGCGCAGCTGGCGGCGCCTCCATACCGATTGAAGATGTCGATGAAAACTATTGGGCCAAGGTCGGTACAAATTCAGCGGTAGGCGCGGGAATGGGCATGGCTTTGCCTCCGCTGGCATCCGCTGCAACTAACAAGCTACTGAAGAATGTCGTCTCACCGGAGATGGATACATTGCGACAGATGGGTGTCACCCCCTCCCTTGGTCAGCAGATCGGGGGAGCGGTTAATGACTTAGAGCAAAAAATGACTAGCATCCCGATTATGGGTGGCGCTATAAATTCCGTAAGAGAGTCAGCCAAGGACTCCTGGCGTAATGCTACGGTTCAACGCGCACTTGATCCTGTAGACGCAAAGATAGTTGGTGCGTCTGGAGATATGCAGGGCGCAATGGCAGATTCATTTGATGCCGTCAGCGCTGCGTACACCTCTGCGCTTGATGACATTGGCGGGTTTAGGCTGTCAAATCGCACCAATCACGACTTAGAGCGCCTGTACGAGAACGTCAAAAAGGGTGCTCTGACTGATGATGAGGTAAGTGCATTTACGCGGTTTTGGGATGGAAACATTACGCCGAGAATTAAGGACGGCGGCATCACTGCGCAGACGTACAAAAAACTCGATTCAGAGCTATCTACTGCAATTGCCAATCAGAAAAACTCTGAAGTTAAGGGCGCGTTTTTAGAGGCAAAAGATATTCTAAGTCGCCAAGTTGCAGACGAGTTTCCAGACGCCGCAGGGCAAATTAAAGCCGCCAATGAGGCGTATGCCAATCTTGTGCGGGTAAATAAGGCTGTGGGCAGCTCTCTTGGAAGAGACGGCAACTTTGGTGCCGGTCAGCTTTCGACTGCCATTAGAAGTGCAGACAAGTCTGCTCAAAAGAAAGCCGCGACCACTGGCACCGCTCCTATGTCAGAAGAGGCGCGAGCGGGCAGGCGACTGATGGATACAGTTCCCAATAGCGGCACTGCTGACCGATCGCTAACCGCTCTAGGGGTTTTGGGGGCCACTGGTCTTGCGTCAGCGTCAATAGGGCCAGAGGCTCTAACTGCGGCCCTGCCTTACTTGATTGCTGGGGGCGTTTCTACTGCAATGTCTACCCCACTAGCGCAACAAGGGCTAAGTAAGGGACTTAGAGCCGCTGCCAATGTCGCTACGTCAAATAGAAATCCGGCGTTTCATCTTGGCGTATTGGCTGATGAGCTTGGCGATGAAGAAGATGATTGGTTTTACGGGCGGTTAATAGAGCGATAATGAACCGATACCTATACCCGGGCGTTCTTTGATCTCCTGTGCTTGTTTTTAGTCTCTAGACTGTCCATATACAGCCCAAACGCAACGCAGTAAATTGTGACTGACCACATGACGTAATGCATTGGAGCGTCTCCCCACGGCACCTGTAAAAACAAAACGTCGAAAAAATTACTCAGTGTTTCTGAGGCAGCAGTTTTAAATTCGTTAAGTGTCATTCCTTTGATCTCCTGTATTTGTCACGCTGTTTGCATTTGTTGGAGCAAAACATAGCCCGAGAGTCTCGGGCCTTGAATGTCTCTCCGCATTCTTTGCAGTCAACGTCACGCTGGGGACGCTTGAGGCTCAGTGCCTGGGCGTCTTTATCGGTCATTAGCGGCGCTCCGCTGTTCCATACGATACTTCCGATTACGCTCATCCCAATACGAATCTCTAATGCTGGACAAAATAAACAATAAAATTCCCAGCGCCATTGGTACTAAAACAATAAGCAGTAAGACTTGAATTGCAGCTTCCATATCTATTCTCCTTGAAGTGTGGGGCCGCTTATGCCAGCCCCAGTTCGTCAAATTCAACATTATCGGCGTGGCATTCATCGCATCGCTTTTCAAACGCGAATTTTTCGTCGCCGCATTCCTTGCAGATCCAATCGCCCTTTTGATTGCCCCACTGCTTTGATACTCGGACGTGGCAATCGTGCAGAGTTTTAAGTAATTCGGCGCTGTATCTCCAAACGTGCGCTTCCATGTCTATCTCCTTAAAAATGTGTATTACCAAACAACAAAGGCATGATGAACCCTATACCGCTAAGGTGTCAATAGGTAATTTTCCCTATTTTTCAGGCTCAACCCATCCAAACATTTGTAGAGATACGCGGCCACCCGTGGGTCTTCCAGGCGCTTCCAATGTTGTCTCTGATACCGCTTGTACTCGCGCCGGCACTCTGCCGCATTCAACATCGCAACGCCTGCTACGCTTTTCCAGGTGCGCCCACCCAACCGCTCTTGCACAATGATTTCCCGGCGCTGGCGCTTCCACTTTTTCATGACCTCACGCCGCATCTCCACGGCCTGAGCTTCCAGCTGCTTTGCATGCTCTAGCGTGGACTTTGCCCGGCGGCGGTAATATGCAGCCTCCCGATCCTTGCCATCAGCAGCCTCTAGCTCCTGCGCTACAGACATTGGCACGTTGGAATACATTACAGCTGCCCCCCCATAGCAAGCACCGCCATGGTGACGATGCACACACAGGCCATTGCCAACCACATTTCATTCATCATTGGTTTTCCCCCACCAAATCTCGTAGTAGGCGCCGCACTCGCCGCAGCTGAGGTTTGTCACGATCAGGTGCTCATCGTTATCAGCATCATTATCGCCACCCCAAATCAAAATACCGTCCTCGCAATGCCAACACTTACGCCGGTTGTCGTTTTCTTTAGTCATGTCAGCTGCCTCTCGTAAATTTCAGTCCACGCCTCAATTGCTTGAGTCCGGTTCTGATCTTCAACTATCACCACCTTGATCGGGCCTCTCCCGCTCACTTGAAAATAGTGGCTCATCGTTTTCGTACAAAATAGCTTCTGTATCATCATAATCTTCTGCCTCCGGGCAGTTAGGGTGATGTCCATTTACACATAAACACTCGCTACAAAATCTCATAGCCTTTTTTCTCTACCTATCGCCTTGTCATAGTGCCGGCATGCCGGGCAGTAAAACCCGACCAGCTTTAAACTTTCTGCCCTGCGCACTGGCTGCGCGGTTGCGCCACATTTCTCGCAGGGCTTACAATCTTTTATGCTTGAGTCTGCCATACAGAAAAAAATCTCCGATTATCTGACCGCGCTGCCAGAGTGCTGGACATGCAAAGTGGTGGCAGCAAACAAGCGCGGAGTTCCCGACATCCTGGCCGTGATCAGCGGCCGATTTGTCGCAATAGAAGTTAAAGCCCCAGGCGGCAAACCGTCCAAGCTACAACTTGCGCAGCTTAGGCGCATTGAGGCGGCAGGCGGTATTGCCATATTGGCCGAGTCAGTCGATGAAGTCATAGCGTCCCTCGCCAGCGCCGATATAGAGCTAGGTTAAAATCTTTTTTATCTGTCACTCTGTTAAAAACCTCACGGCTAATCCCGCCGTTGGTCACAATGAAATGAACAGTCGCATCGCCCTGGCGCATGATGTTGATGCCGCGCTCTCTCCGCTGCGCATGCTTGGCGCCGCTAAAGTCAGTGCCGGCAACGACAAAATCTTTGTACTCGGAAAGGTCAACGCCTTCAGCGTGAGCGTTCGATGAGAGCAGCCTGGCTTTTTTAAACTTACGCTCGAACACATGCCGGGTGCTGACGTAGTGACACATCAAGGCCAGCTTATCGTGATCGCCAAATGTATCAAGGATGTAATCAGCAACTTCATCGTGCTCAGTTTGCCAGTAATCATCGCCAATCTTTAGGCCGCCATACTCCAGCTGATGAATTGCCAAACGCTCACTGATAATTGACTCAAACAAAACCTCGTTGCCATGTACTTCAAGCACACCATCGCGCACTTGTTTAATTAGCGCCTTAGTCTCCGGCAAGAGCTTAACAACGTGCAGCTCATCAACTGCCTCGCCCACAATGCCGGCATCCTCTTGCGTCATGGTCACAACAAAATCAGCAATGCGCTCATCAAGTGACGCCTTGCATCGGTTGTACTGCTCAATCGTGCGCCCCTGGACGGTCATGGTGTTGGGAATGCCGTAGTGCTTAAAGAATTTATAGAAGCTAATAAACTCCAAAGTAAACGGGCCGTATTTACTGATAGCCGTCTGATGATAAATAGCTAACGGCGTCTCTATCGTCATGGTTCCCGACATAATCAGTAGCGGCTTGTGCCATGCCACACGGCGTATGTTTTCAAACCGTTTATTAGGCTTGCCGCGATTGCCCAGGCGGTGGCTTTCATCAAGAATCACAAAATCAAAATCATCTTTGTTGAGCTTGTGCGCCTGCTCATAATTGGTAACAGTGATGTTTACCTTGGTGCCGGTGCGCTCAATTTCACTGTGCCACCCGGGGATCGCCGCCTTGGGCGTAAACACCAGAACACTGTCAAAATGCAGCAGCTCGCACACCCGTATGGCCGTGGCAGTCTTGCCCGACCTGGGGGCGCCCGCCAGGGCAGCAAAGCTGTCGCGCTCAATGCGATCCGCAATATCTTCGCTGGCCTGAATTTGATGGGGGGCGTATGGCATTTTCAATCACCACAAAAACACGCAATGGTTTCATCCCCAGCCAAGTCAAGCTGGCCTTGCTCTCTGGCTATGACTTGCATCTGCCCATAGGTTGGGCGGTCATTGCGCCATTTAGCCCCTGATTGCCTTGTGGCTGGACACTCACGCTCCATCCTTGCCCACCAATCAGCGCGGCTAGGATTCTCAAGAATTAACGACTCAATGAGATTCGCGCCTTTGAGATAGCACAGGTCGCAGTTGCCGTGAGGGGTGACGCCGTTGACGTTAGGCAAGCCAAGGTCAAACGGTTGCTGCGCCCAAAACGCAGATACGGTTTCTTTAGTGACACCGGCTGCAACCAATGGCCTGCGGTGCGGCTCAATCTTGGCGGCTCTGCGTTGCTCGTCGGCGCGTATGCCGATAATCGACATAGATTCAGCGATTGCCATATCTTCTGATAGCCCTTGCGCCACTAGGTATCGGGCAATGGTTTTAATCTTCATTTCAATAGTGCAGAACCGCGCCACAGGATTAGGTAGATATTTCTTGGCGTGAATCAGAGCCTCAAACGGCTCGCCCTCTCTTGCGGCAGTGTCGAAATCCACCACCTTAAAGCGATCCTTTGTTTTCTCTGCCCACTGATATTCCAGCCAGACAATCGGAACGTCCCAATACTTGCCGCAGTCCCTGACAAATTCCAGCGTCTCCTCTGCCTCCTTGCCGGTATTGGCAAAGGTCACAATGCAGTCATCAGGCAGACCGTCATTGGCGTCGATGAAGCGCCAAAGCATGTATGCGCTGGTTCTGCCGCCGCTAAAGCTGATGCAGCTAGGCTCTGTTAGCTTAAAAATATTCATTTATTACTCCAAATAAGGTGCCGCAATTTAGCTCCCCGGGATGCGGCCAACCGAGTTGGGGGGAAGGGTTCCCCAATTTAAAATTTATTTTTCCCTTCACCGTTAGCAGAATGCCATTGCATGTGGCAGGCTTGGCAAAGCCACCTAACTTCTAACGGCTTTAAATAATCATCATGGTGAGCAACAACAGCAAAATCAGAATCGCAGTTTTCGCAGTTATCTTTTTTAACAATTTTCCCGTTTACTTTTGCTCGAATTACCGCGCTATGTGCGCGTAACTGATTAACAGTGCGATTTTGCTTGCCTCGCCTTTCCTTTCTGCCCCTATCGTATTTCAAGATAGCTTCCCGAAATTTAGGGTTAAATCTGCGAGCCCTGTCATCTTCCTTGGCGCATTCTTTGCACTTGCCCAGCAATCCATCTTTCATTTTGGGGTGCGCATAAAAATCAGTGCGGGGCTTTTCAGCCCCACACTTAAAGCACTCTTTCAAATCAGAAGGGCGCTGAAGCATCATCGTCGCCATCGCTGACATCATCAAACTCATCCATTGAGAATGAGTCGCCGCCGCCAAACGCCTCGCCATCACGATTAAACTGCACCGCGTTCAATTGCGCCTGGACAAACTTGCCGTAATTGTTTTGGAAGGCGTAAATGCTAATGCTGGCATTGACATAACAGCCGGCGTAGATCACACCATCCTCTTCCGTTACGGCAGACTTGTCTTTATTGATTATGACGGGCCGCTTTTTGGTGCTGGCTTTAACAGCCCAGACGCCTTCATAGCCGTCATAGTCTTTTGTGTCGCCATCAAGCAAGCACAATTTCGCCTTGCTCCACTCTTTGCCGAGCACTTCCATGCCAACTTCCTTAATGGCCGCTTGCACTTCCTTTGCAATATCCGAATCTTTCGGAATCAAAAAGGTAGCCTCATACTTGTCCAGACTTTGCCCCTGATAGGACGCATGCTCAAACAGTGAAGGGAAGGATAGACGCACATCTTTTAACATTAACTTTGACATTTTTTGGTTCTCCGTTATTGAGATTAAAGCTCATCGAAATCATCGATGGCGTTGGTTAAAGCCGGTCTTTTATCATCAAGACCAGCCAGGGTTGGCGAGCCACGCTTTTCTGTCATGGCATCGACCAATTCTCTACCGAGTAACGCATCAGCTGCGGTTACCCCAATCAGTTTTTTCTCATAGGCATCATCGCCCAGGGTATCGACTAATGCCTCTTTGCCGGCGTTAGTAAAGCGGCGTACTGCCCTGCCCTCAACAACCTTAGTGCCGGCGATAGGCTCGCCACGGTGTGAGCGGTCAAGAGCGTATGACCATACCTTTTTCATCCATTGCTCTACCTTGGAGCGGTTCAACACTACGGTTGCTATCTGCTCATCGGTCAGCTTTTCTGGATCTGTCAGGTCAGTGAAGTCACCTTGAACCACGGCAAGCTGCTGCTTGTAAAGAGCTGGGCATTCGGGTGCGGCCTTGCAGTAACGGCAGGCATCGTCTGATGGGTTCCTAGGGGCGCCTTCCTTTAGCGCAACCTCAGAGATTTCCATCAGCGTGTCGGCAAACGCATTAAGGTCTAGCAGGCTAACGTGCGACTCATCGCCACTGCCGCCCTGCCAGATGTGGACGTAAATGTCTTTCTCGAATCCATCAAAGTTAGCCGCGGCGCCCAAGGCGTAAGCCAGGAGTTGCGGGTTGTCGGCACATGCCACCGGGTGCTGCCCGGTCTTGAGATCAATAACATGTATCTCATCCTCGCCAACAATCAACGCATCGACGCTACCCCGCATGCCGGGAACGTAGGCATTAAGGTCAACCATTTCCTCAACGTACAAGTGAGCATCAGGCCCAACGCGGTCTTTAACGTAGCGGCAATAGCTCATCAATTGTTGATGCTCTTCCGCGGTCAGGTCTGTTGCATCAGTAAAGCCAATGCGCAGCATCTCTTCTGCCATACCGTGAATCAAAGTGCCGCGCTCTGCTGCAGGGCTTGAGGTGTCGGGGATGCCATCTGATGCTAAGACGCTGCCGGGGCATTGGAACATCCGGTGCAACATCGATGGGCTGATAAGAGAATGGTCGGACATGCTTGCTTTTTCCTTTCGTCGTGCCGGGCATCCCCCAGCGGAAAGCCGACAGTAACAAAGCACAAACTCGTTGACAAGTTTTTTTTTGCTGATAATAATTAGCGTCCGGTTAAGTCTTGAGGAGGACACCGTGAGCAGGGGTAATCATTATCGTGAAAGAGTTAAGCCAGAGGTTTGGGAGATGGTCATGCGCCATTACACCAGTAAGGAATTGCAGGAGCTCTTGGGCATTAGCCGCCAGGCTGTTCATTCAGCAATAGAGCGCCGCACCATGCCGCCTGTTTGGGCGAGCAAAATTCACCGGGACACCAAGGGCATTCTTGATGCTCGCATTCTGTGTCCAGAAGTTTTTATGGGGGTGTTCTGATGAACGGGAAACTTGTGATGTTGAAGTGCGACGATCCTGACAGGGATGAGGTGTGGATACCAGTTAAAAATATTCTGCTGGTTCAGGTTAACGAGTTCAAAACGAGCAGATTCTTGGTTTGGTACAAGGGCGCTAGCGGCAAGACTGAATCTGTTACATGCGACGAGTCTGACGCGTATAGAGCTATGGAGTTTATTAAATGAAATGGACTCTTTTTAACGGCGTAAAAGACGCTAATAAAAAAGACCGCGAGGGCTCCTGGGATGATTTTGTGGACGATGTGAAAGGCGCAGAGGCCGCTGATGTAAAGACAGACTTGCCTATGATTAAGCTGGCTGAGTTCGGTGATAACCGGGCGGGCGGCCAATCGCTGCGCAACACCGACAACATCGGGCGGTTTTACGGCATTGAGGCTGATTACGATGAGGGCAAGGTCAGCATGCAAGAGGCGTTTGACCGCCTAAATAGCGCCGGGATTCGCTGTTTACTGCACACCAGCGCCCAACATACCCCTGAGAAGCCCAGATGGCGCGTTCTGGCGCCGTTTTATGAGCCCGATGGTGAAACCCTTGAGGTGCGAACAACGTGCTTAAACAGGCTCAACGGCGTTCTGGGGGGCATTCTGGCACCCGAAAGCTGGACGCCAGCACAGTGTTATTTCATAGGCTCACTGAGCGGCCAGGCTGCGCAGGAGGTGCTTGAGACTGACGATATGTGCGGCTACATCGATGCTATGGCGCATCTGGACGATATAGCTATTGGGGCGGGCTCACGTATTAGACAGACAACAGTGGGTCAGAGAGCCCGGGTGGCGCCTGTGCCCCCAGGCACTAGGCTGGCCGAGGGCGACGGCCGTCGCGAGATGCTGAAAAGCTACGGCGGGGCATTACGGGCCGATGGGGCCGATGCGGATGCGATATTTGAGGCGTTTAAAGAGTTTGCCGATATGCACTTCGATTCAGAGGGCATTGATTGGGACAATCTCAGGGCGCTTGCTGTCTGGTGTGGCGGCAAATCTACCCGGGAAGAGATGCTGGTGGCTGAGTTTGAGGGCGTTGTCGGGGTGACCGCGCCACAGTTACCTAAGAAGGCTAAACGCTCCAGGGTCGATTGGTCTGATTATGTGTTTGTGCAGCAGGAAAACCGCGTCATGCGGCTCTCTACCGGGGGCATGTCTACGGTGCCTGCCTTTAACGCCGCCATGCAGGGCGAGGATAGGCGGGTGCCGGCGGCTAACAACAAGACTAAAGAGGTCAGCGCCATTACCTATTTGATGGACTACAAAAAGGTGCCGCCGGTCTTTTTCCGTATGTATATGCCTAGTGTCGGGAAGTTTTTTGAGCACGGCGGCGAGCCCTGCGTCAATTCATATCAGCCCGAGCTGGTGCCCGAGGCCGATAAAGATTGGGTGTTTAGTGGCGCATGGCGAATTGTTGAGGAGCACCTTCATACGCTTTTTGAGGACCCCAAGGATGGCGACCTGATCCTGGATTGGATGGCGCACAATGTGCAATTTCCAGGGCGCAAAATACTGTGGGCGCCCATTATCAAGGGCACCCAGGGCGATGGTAAGAGCACCATTCGCAACATCCTGACGCTGGTGATGGGGCACCAAAACGTGCGCGACATTACGCACTCCGACCTAACAAGCTCGTTCAACGCCTACGCAGAGGGCGCCTGTGTGGCCGCTCTCGAGGAGATTCGGGTGGTGGGGCACTCCAGGTTTGATGTGATGAACGCGCTAAAGCCGCTTATCACCAACGAGATCATATCGGTCACGCGCAAGGGCCAGGACAGCATTCAGGTGCCCAACACCCAAAACTATATCGGCTTTACCAACTCAGACGATGCGCTGCCTATCGACGCCAACGATAGACGCTATGGGATTTTCTACACCAAGTACGAAACCCGAGAGCAGCTGTGGGCTGATCGCAGCGAGGCGTACTGGGAGAGACTGCACAGCGCCTACCGTGATGATGTGGGGGCGATTAGGGGGTGGCTGCTGGATCGTGATTTGTCTGGCTTTAATCGGCTATTCCCGCCGGCAATGAACACATCAAAGCAGCGCATGATTGACCAGAGCAGGCCCGTAGATGACCAGATGATTGTCGAGGCAATCGAGGATCTTGAGGATTTCTTCACCGGCAAAGATGTGGTTCGCGAGGTGCGAGCTCTGGGCGGCCATGTTCACGTTAAACGGGTGGGGAAGGTGGCGACTGAGATGGGCTTTACAAGCCATCGAATTAGGGTCGAGGAAGGGGAGCGAGAGCGCATTTGGGTGTCTGCCGATGTGACCCAAAAGAATCACGAAACAGCGATGTTGAGGCACCTTGTGCAGGCGACAAGAGTGAAAAAAGCAGGGGCGGTGTTTGAATGAGTGCCCTGGGCCACAAAATTGTGGGTCTGGGCCACATTAAAAATTGATTTGGGACAATCTGTAAGTCATTGATTTTTCATTTTCTTTTTTCTTATTGTCCTATGTCCCTTTTTAAATAAATAAATAAATAAATAATAAAAGAGAATATAGGATAAGGGATATATATATATATATACGGAGTAGAAAACTATGCGGGACACGGGTCAGCGGGACAAACTCAACGAAATTTTAAAGAAGGCGAAAGGGCAGGGGCCGCTGCCCTGGTCGCATTATCGGGACGCCTATTGCGGGCGGGGGAAGAAGTCCAGCAAGTTTGCTGAGCTGATGATGGAATATGCTCAGAGGTGGCCAAAGCGTATTATCATCACCCGACCATACAACGTCAGCGAGAGCCCAATGATCGAGGTGCTCGCAGATGGATAATGAGATGTGGTGGGGATTAGGATGGGTGATATTGTTCAGCTTGGTCATGCTGCACATTGGTGGCGCCCTATGAGCGATGCCAATGATGTCATTGTGTCCGTTAAGGCCGCCCAGGTGACCGCCAATATGTTCAAAGAGCCCGCCGTCATCATGTTCGATCTGAGCGTCAAGCGTGAATCCGAGCTGGCAGCGGGCGAGCATTATCTTGAGAAAGTGCGCCCGGATACTTGCTGGCAGGCTGATTAGCGTGATATAACCGTCTCTGATATGACTCCCAAAGTCTTATCAAACGTTTGAAGCTAGGTTGATATGGGTTCGTTATTGCCCGGTTGGTTGCGGCTACCGGGCCTTTACTTTTCTAACAGGCGGTCAAGAGGTTAGCAACAAAGTGTATGCCTAGTAGAGCGGGTAGCCCAAACAAGAACAAAGCCTTCCTGCTGAATCGCTTACAGGACATGTACGGCGATGATTTTCATCCCATCATGCGCATGGCTGAGAATGCTGCGCTGTTGCATGATCAGGCCCGCAACACTTCTGACGCTAACGACCTAAAGGCCAGCATTGACGCCTGGGACAAGATAGCGGCATACACAGAGCCCAAGCTAAAGGCGAGCGAGGTCAACTTAAACGCTAAGGTTGAGGCTACTGAGGTGGACATGACGGGCATCTCAGATGAGCCCGAGCCGGCCGGCGAGGACTTGTTCGGTGGCTAACTGGAGCTCACCCGCGGCCCGCTCGCATAGTGTCGAGCCGGTTCACCGCCTACGATACAAGCCACAGGGCAAGACCCTAAAAGAGTTTCACCTGGACAAGTCATACATGCGGGTACTGGTCGGGCCGCTAGGCAGCGGCAAGACCCAGGCCAGCATCGTTGAGATTTTGCATCGAATCATGACGCAGCCGCCCAGCAAGGACGGCATTCGCAAGTCACGCTGGTTGGCGGTACGGAACACGCTGCCCGATCTTGAGTCCACCACGATTAAAGACTTCAAGGCCATCACTGAGGGTATGGGCATAGGCACCTGGAAGAACGTCAGCCCGGTGACATGCACCATCGACACAATCGGCACCGATGGCGTCCCGGTCAAGGCCGAGATCATGTTCCGCTCGTTTGATAGCGGGCTGGATGAGAAGAAAGCCCGAGGTATGCAGCTGACCGGGTGCTGGCTCAATGAGCTGAAGGAATTGCACAAAGGCAACGTCGATATGATCCTGTCGCGGGTGGGTCGATACCCCGCCCGGGCAGAGTGCCGGGATAGCTGGTACGGCGCTATTGCTGACAGTAACTGCCCTGACTCTGATCACTGGTTGGGCCAGTTCATGCAGGGCAACAAGCCCGATAACTGGTGGATTGGTAGACAGCCTGGTGCGGTGACTAAGGTAGATGGCCGCTGGGTTGTGAATGAGCTCGCAGAGAACATCCGCAATCTGCCCGATGCGTACTACGACAATCTGCGCCAGGGTAAGGCTGAGAATTGGATACGGGCTAACCTTGGTAACGAGCTGGTGTATGTCACCGATGGTCGCCCCGTCCACCCTAGCTTTAACGAGAGCGTCCACGTACAGCACTGTGGGCCACATCCCGGGCAGAAGGTATACGTTGGCCTTGATTGGGGTAGAACCCCTGCAGCGGCCTTCTGCTGCCTCAATGCGGATGGCACATGGTCGGTGTTCGATGAGCTCGTTACTGAGAACATGAGCGCGTACACGTTTGGCGGCATTCTCAAGGATCACATCTCAAGACATTACGCCGGGCATGACATTGAGCTGTACGGTGACCCTGCCGGCACACAGCGAGGCCAGGCTACTGATCACTCATGCTTTGAGATGCTCGAGCGTCACGACCTGTACGCCACGCCCTGCCACACCAACAAGTTTGAATTGCGGGCTGGTGCATTGGATAGCCAGCTTCAGAGACTTCAGCATGGCAAGCCCCAGATCGCCTTTGACCCTAAGTGCCGCACTCTGGTTAAGGGATTGGCGGGTGCTTATCAATTTAAGAGGCTCCAGGTTAGCGGCGATGACAGATTCAAGGATGTACCCGATAAAGGCCCAGAATCGCACGTAGTTGAAGCCTTGCATTATGTGCTTCTGAGTGTTGATCAAGGAAGTTTTGATCAGTGGGGCGGCGTTGAAGAGCTCATAGAGTATGAGCGTGACCTGAGCGTGTTCGAGTGAGCAAGCTGCCCAGCAATGCGGTGCCTACTGCATATGCAGGCTATTACGCCACTCCCGAGGGTGATGTGTGGTCAACAAAGAAAGGCACTAAAAAACTAAAGCGCCTTGCTAACAAGCAATACGTCAAACATCACCTATATGTAGAGGGGCGTTTGATTAACAAGCTAGTTCATGTGCTTATTGCGGAGACGTTTATTGATAATCCGCATGAGTATCCAGAAGTTAATCATAAAAATGGCGACAAGCATGATTGTTCTGTCTCCAATCTGGAATGGACAACAAGAAAAAAGAACATGGAGCATGCTGCTAATGAGCTAAAGCGTTGGCGCACTGCTAAGTATGTTTTTTTAGCAAGAGAGCTTGTGGAAGACGGCTGGACATATAGAGAAATTGGCGCGGTTGTTGGCCGCTCCGCTGCATCAGTTTACACGGCGGTGAAACGTGTCCAAACGCAGTAACAGAACAAGAGGCAATCGGCCATTGAACATGGGCCGGTCATTACGTGCCAGGCAGATGAGTCCTGGCCCTATCCGGAAGCGCCCGGCTGGTGGAGTTGATGTAGATCCAGACTTAGCTGATCCAGCGGTATATCCGATTTGGGATGAGGCTGGCGTGTTGATGGTGACGGAGAGTGATTCAGCGATGGTGATGCAATGAGCGATCAAGACACAAAGGCAGCAGGCACAAAGTTCAGCCAGTTTCCCGCTGTTGATGGCGAGGGAGTGCAGGGTGTTGGCCTAAAAGACGGCCAGAACGTCCGATTTAATCTAACGACTGATGCGGTTGCAGTTAACCCAAATCCTTTCAGAGATGCTAAGGGCCGATACGCTTTAACCCCTAAAGAATTAGAGAACATCAATAACCAGCGTGATGTAAACGAGTTTCTGTACGAGAAAATCCAACAGGTTGAAGCTGGCGAGATCCCACCCGGAACCATTGTCTCTGAAGACCCGCCTGAGAATCCTGAAGAGGGGCTGTGCTGGTATGACACTGGCAGGCTGGAGCTGTTTGTTTATGCGCAGGGCGGTTGGTTCCCTTGCTCTCCGTTAGGCGCAAGGGTGGACGCTGGTGAAGCGTTACAGGCTGAGATTCTTGGCAGGGTTGAAGCGGGCGAGGCAAAGCAGGCGACTATCGAGAGTAGCGCGTTAAAGACATCTGGTAGCAACACGGTTGATACATCGTGGCGGATCAAGAGCGACGGCAAGACAATCGTTTCTGGCGCTGAGTCGGGCAAGATTAAGATCTACCACCTTGCAGAGCCCACCGATGGCGACCATGCCGCCACTAAGAGCTATGCGGACGGAAAGCTAAGCAAGGAAGGCGGCAGTCTGTCCGGCATTTTGAATATGCAGGACAACTACATTGCTGGCGTAAAGACGCCCAGCAGTGGAACTGATGCGGCTAACAAGTCCTATGTGGATGGCAATTTCATAGGCAGAGCGTCCTACACCGTTGTGGAGGATGACTGGAGCGTTAAGCAAAAGAATGAAGAGCTAAACAACCGCACACTGTTCAGCGCCTCTGGCGGTTCGCTTAACGTTTACAACCTAAATGAGCCAACCGACACTCACCATGCCGCCACAAAGAATTATGTTGATGGGGTTGCTGACCTGAAACTTGATCTTTCGGGTGGCACTGACAGCAAGATGACCGGCAACCTGTACATGGGCGGCAATAAGATTGCTGGGCTAGAAACTCCCTCGCTTGATACTGACGCCGCCAATAAAGCCTATGTTGATACCGCTGTTGCTGGCGCTGGCTCTATTGATCCTTACTACACCAGAAACTACATACTCAACGAGTACAGTCTTGTTGGCTCTGCTGACCCTGTGGGTGGTGAGGGTGCGTTTAAGTGGGTTAGAGAGGATGGAAGCGGCTTCACTAGTCTGAGGGACGCTCATGGTGTCTGCTTTGACATCCGAAAGGTTCCTGAGTTTTACGACGAATTGAGGCTGAAGCTCGACATTGGTACGCCCTACGGCAGTGCATTTGTTTATGTGTGGGACGAGGATGAGCAGTCCGCGTACTCGCTGATCGCAAAGTTCAGAATCAACAAAAAGGGTGATTACGACACCCAGGGCGGTGGCTCAATCATTATCTACGGTGATCAGTGCTTTATTGGTGAGAGCGACTCAACCACACATAAATACCGTCTTGAATTGGTGGGGTTTTGAAATGACGAATCTTCCTGAAAAACCTTGGGAAAAAGACAATACCTTCACCAACGAAGAGACAGGTGTTGAGTACACCTTTGATGGTGAGAAATGGCTAGCGTCTGGCGGTGAAGAGGCCGATCTGTCTGGCTTTGCTACTAAGGCGTTTGCTGATGAGGTTGATCGCACTAGCCAAATGCGCGATGAAGCTCTAGACGCCAAGATAGATCAAGAGTCTAACTTAAACACTGTCGCCCATCTGAAGTTCGAGGATCAGATTCTGCGTTGTTACGCTTGGTCTGAGGGTGACAATGAAAGTCTCGAAAGAAAGCTTACCAAGGTCGACGAAGGGTTACAGGCGCAGATTGATGATCTGCCCACCACTGAATACGTAGACACTGGCGACCGAACCCTACAAGGCGAGATAGACCAGATCGCGCTCGCGCTTGAGGCGCTACTGGTACAGCGAGAACACGGCCAGTGGAAGTATGTTGGGTTCTCTGGCGATAACATCCCGCGCAACGCTGGCGAGTTTGCGTTGATCTCTGATGATCTATCAGCAAGCGACAATATCATCACGCTGAACACAACGGACTTGGAAGGAACGGTTCACGGCTTTGGTGATGTTGAGGTCGGTGATTACGTTGAGATCGTCGACCTTGATGAGCCTGCAAACTACGTCCTGTTTGTAGTGACTAAAGCGCCAGAGGGATCAGGCATTGTCAACGTCGAAGTCTCGCTGAAGGATAAGGGTCAGAACATTCTGATCGGTGAGACTTGTGAAATCCGCTTTTTTCAAGTCAATGACCAAAACCTGCAATTAGAAGATTTAGATAATCGCTATCTTAGATTGTCTGGCGGCGAGATGGCGGGGTCTGCAACGATCAAGGTTAATAACCTTGAGCCTGTCAATACGCCGATGATTCAGTACAACGGCGACCCAGACTCTACTCATGCGGCGGGTCTTATCAACCGCGAGATGATGAGGCGTTACGTTGCGGCAGAGCTTGACAAGTCTCCTCAGTCTAGCTCGCC